GGCATAGTCCTGAATAGAGATGGTAAGAAGTTCCTCAGCACAGTCTGCTGGGTCAGGGAAACCATTCTCTGACTTCACCTCAATATCAATAGTAACTAGGTTGATCTTACGAATATCAAACTTAATCTCGTCCTGAGGATACTTCTCGGAGATATATTGATAGATGTATCGGTCGTTACCATAGATCTTAAATCCAGGAACGTCAGCATACTTTTTGTAGAAGTCTCTGCAGTCACGGACTGTTCCAGGTTGGATGGGTTCCACATCCTCACCATCGAGTGTTTTCCACCCAGTCTCCTTACGGGACTTCACATATAGTGTTGGTTGAAACTCCTCCTTATAAATGACCTTCCTGCCGTTCGAATATCCACGAACCAGAAAGTTGTTACCAACCATCTGGACATTAGTATAAAAATCCAAAGACTGCATGATGAAAAAATTAACCTTTGACCAGAGTTTCGTATTTGTCCTTCAGTTTACCATTGGGAGCGAAGATCGTAATGATCTTGTCAGAATGCATCATAAACGTATTCTGGTTCGTCAGTTCCAACAACCAAGGAGTTAGGGTCTTGTCTTTGTTGACGAGGAATGGTTCTACCAGTTTACAGTCTGGTTCACCGAGTTCTGTTGAAACTTCTTCAATCTGTGTGAGAAGTAGAGTTCCGTCAGTCAGAAGTAGAATTGAAATATTATCCATTATCAGATCAAGTCAAGGGTTTTCAAGTAGTTTAGGGTCTGCTTCAAACCACCAATATGTTTGGTGCCAACAGCAACTTGAGGATATTCTGCACTCACACCGAACTCAGACTCAAAGTTCTTTTGTGAGAAATCAACACCGAGTCTATACTCAAGAAACTCACCACCAATACTCAGTAGAAGCATCTTCACCCTATCACACTCTTGGCACCCGTTAGAGTAGAGCACAATCGTTTCCATAGGAATCACCATAGTTGCCCATATTATAGCACAAAAAAGGGGGCAACCCTGTGTTTGGCAGGACCCCCCGGAAGCGACGATATGAGAAAATACTCATATTATATAGGTCAGTCAGCAGATCCTAGATAGAAACGCTTCTGGTGGCGCTCAGGGACCACACGAGTCAGTTGAATAGTCAGTAGACCGTCCTTATACAGAACGTCTCCAACCTCGGTGTCCTCAGCAAGTGCCCAGCGACGTGTGAAGTCACGAGAGGCAAGACCCTTATACAGGAAGGTGCGCTCGTCGGCAGCAGACTTTGTGGCGGTGATGACGAGATGTCCCTTCTCAGTGTAGACTGAGATTTCATCCTCCGAGAATCCTGCGAGAGCGATCTCAATTACAGTCTCGTTGTCGTTGACGTGAACGAGATTGTATGGGGGATAGTTGACCTTTTCCAGAGGAATGCGTCCCAGCAGGGAATCAATACCACTGGTAGTGAAACGATAAGTCATGTTGTTCTCCTTATTAAGCGAGTTTGTTAAGTATGGACCCCTTAGGCATCCATAACGCTATTATATAGCAACAGGTACAAAAAAAGGTAGTGCTGTAAACACTACCTTTAAGGTTCGGTTTTACCTGATATCACCACCCAAATAAGGGAAATACGATGGGTCCGATGGAATCTGGTGGGTTGATATTCATATTCTCACCCTCATCCCACATATCGACCAGTATATCATCAATGACTTCCGAGTCACTAACTTCCTTAATATCTTCATCGTAAACGACAACGGTCTTCTTATAGGAAGAAGTTAGAACATCATTAGACTTTGGTCTGGTCTTACCACCAGACTCTAACGGAAGAGACATGAATAGCACGTATGCAAATGCTAAAACAACAGCGAGAAACTGTCCTTTAAGAGTGGTATCACACCCCCTTTTCATCTCCGTCCCGACTTTTTTTGCCGATATTATACTTTTGTTCAAGGATCCAGTCACTTTTCTCTCGGAAGGACAACACTTTGATCTGATTTAACGGAGCGATCTCTCCGACACTATCCTCACTGACCAAACCGATTAGACCCCAGTCTGCAAGTAGACGAATGATCCTATTCCTACGGTGGACATCATTGAGGGTAAGGTTAGCGTACTTACCATCAAGAGCAAATAACTCTTTGAAGTGAACGATATAATAGCGACCCTGCTTATGGAGAATATGACAGGATTGGTATAGTTTCTTCTCCTTACGAGAAGCTACTCCAATACGAGTCAGAGTTTCTCTTACTTTAAGAAAATCATCTGGTTCATTCAATAATACCTCTACCATCTTATCGGGAGACCAATCGACGCGAGGTTCAATACTTTGGTTCATCTTTTACCGCCAGTGTCAAGTCGTTTTCTAATATATTCAAGTTGTTCTTTTGATAAAATCTTCAACGCCTGACGTGCTTTCTCATTACTATAACCATAGTATTGTTTTACACAATCAATATCGTCAATCTTATCTTTCCTTAACCAAGGAGAGAAACGTTTCCTCTTCCTGATAATATTTAGGAAAAAGTTATATTGAAGGTCTTTGTCTAGAAAATGGTACTTGTTCATCTCGTTGGCGAACAGCACTGTATCAAGATGACCCGACATACACTTATTGATAATGAAGGCGGGGTATTCTTTTTTGAGAGAAGGATCTTCCTCCATAAGATTGCGCTTATGGAGGTTGATCGAGTTTAACCAATCTTTGAGTTCGGTCATAGAATCAACTTCTTCTCTGGGGGTGTAACAACAGCACTTGGGTTCACAATCTGTTCCATCTGTGCCACGATCTCGTCAGCAGGTTCTGTAACAAACAGAACATTTGACGTGGAAATAGTGATATCAAGACCCTTCTTCTGCAGGGGACAGAAGGGCATAAACCCAACATTACCACCAGCACCTGGAACTGGGGCAATAGCGTGCTCAAAACGAACATACTCATCAGTATGCTCGAGCAAATTACATACTAACTCCTCACCGGTAGAGAGTTTCAGCAGTTTGATGTTTAGTTCCATAACAATGAATGATTACTCCTTTATTATACCTCAACGGAATGGGCATTCAACCATAATCTCGGTGAGGCAAGCGAGAAGGTTGATTTCCTGGTCCGCTACGAAACCAGACTGATACTGATACTTAGCGATGATAAGAACTGCGGCGGCAATTCCTGGACCGTCCAGAGCATCATAGCATCCGTCATAGATGTGACGGAGCAGCAGAGAGGGTTCATTGTCCAAGTTATTGACTACCCACTTACGAACCTCGGGGAAGTTCTTATCCTTCAGGTTCCTGAATAGGTCGTCCGTCTTCACATCAGCAAAGGTTGCGAGGATACCACTATCAATCTGTCCACTAACAGAATAGCGCTGCACTTCATTCAAGACCCGACGCCAGTCAGGAAAGTGCTTGTTGATAAGTTGGACGAGAACCTTATCCTCATATCCAACCTTTTCGATATCCAGAATCTCTTTCAGGCGGACAAAGAACTTGGCAGCTAGTTGCTGCTTGTCCTTGCCCCGAAGAGTGAAGTCAACCACCGCACAACGAGAGTGAAGGGGTTCGATGATCTTGTTTCTGTAGTTACAGGTGAAGATGAACCGACAGTTGCCAACAAATTCCTCTGTAAACGCCCTAAGGGCGAGTTGTACATCTGGGGTTGTGTTATCTGCCTCATCAATGATGATGACCTTGTGTTTAGCATCTGATGAAAGTGATACGGTCGAAGCGAAGTTTTTCGCATTGTTTCTGACAGTATCGATGAATCTACCTTCGTCGGATCCGTTAATGACATAAACATCTACTCCAAGTTCGTTACAAAGTGCTTTAGCAACTGTAGTCTTACCACATCCAGGAGGACCTGATAGGAGGAGGTTGGGAACCTCACCCTGTTCAAGGAAGTCCTTAAAGGTTTTCTTAATACCTTCTGGAAGGATACAGTCCTCAATGGTTTGAGGACGAAATTTCTCAACCCAGATAAAGTCGGTGCGATCAGTCATTCAGTTACTCATAATGTTGATAGGGGGTGCAGGGACTCTGCTCATACGTTGATTATAGCACTATTCTCCCAGTTTGTAGAGTCTCTCTAGGTTATACACTGAAGGTTTCAACTCCTTCACATATGTGTATTTCCTATGGGTCTCTACGAAAACCAGTGCCTCCTCTTCTAGTTGGAAGGTTGCTACTCTATTCTGTTGCTCGTCGATAATATGATACTCGTATTGCATCACTCACCAATATTGTGGATAACTGGTTTCTCGTGACAGAGAATATCATACAAAGTGGTATCCTTTGCTGCCGAAACAGGAACAAACTCCGTCTCAGCACAGAACTCATCATCCCGAATTGCTTGGTTGATGACGATAGAACCGTCCTCACCAGAGTAAGACCTATGGTAAGTCTTCACGGGAATGACCAGAGCACCAGAAGACCGGTTCAGGTGGACAATATGATAAGGATATCTCCAAGCG